CGTCGGGAAGGGGTTGGTCGAGGTAACCACGCTTGAGCATGCGTCGACGTCGGAAGTAACGCGCAAGGTGGACGGGGACTTGGAGTCGGGACAAGGTGACTCCGCCGCTCTGACCTCCACTCGGAATGTTCTCGAGGTAAGAGACGACTCCTGATCCCTGCATGAAGATACGCTCAACGGGGACGAAGACGGCATTCCCGTTGTCGTCAGTGGTGAGCTGCTTAGTTGCGATCGGGGAGTCAATTTCTTGTAGGCCAATGGCGGCGGCAGGGTTGCCACTGCTGCCGTCGTCGGATGGGGTTGCCTTGCCGACGGCAGGGTGCAGGGTGTTAGCGAGACTCGACCCGACGAACTTGTGCTTGCCGGTCTGCTCCATGGCCGCGATGGAAGCAGCAGCTTCCATTGAGCCAGCAGGTCCCATGGCCGTTGCCGGTTTTGGTCGTGGTCGTCGGACTCGCTTGCGCTTGACGACGACTTCAACTGTCTTGCGTTGATTGGGTCGTTGGCGCTTGCTCGTGGTCGGTCGGACGCTGACGGTGGCTGCGATTCGCTTGGGCATAGTGCTCTTAGTTTAAAGCCGTAGAGATCGGGCTGGGGCGTTTGGGCGGTGGTTGTGCTTGGCCGAGGAGGGTCAGCACGTCGCATAGACGATGACATGCCCGTGGTGCACACACCACTCCAAAAGGTGGCGGGCACAGGTAGGGTCAGGGCGCTTGAGAGCGCTTTGACCAGCGAGAAGGAGGTCCACGACGGTGCTATGTCGGCGCGGGAAACGACGTTGGAAACAACATCGCGCGCCGTGTCATCTAGCCACGTGCGGAACCCAGCGTCGAAGGGTGTGTGGGCGTCGACGTCGCAGAGAGCACGTGGGGGCGCGCACGACATCGCGTAGGCGAAAGCACCACCAATCAAGGCTGCAGTGATCTTACTTCGATTGAGTGTGGCGATGCCTGCTGCCCCGGTGACGAGTGAGTTGAAGGCTGCGTGGCAAGCGACGCGCTGTTCATACGGCAGCATACAAATGCCCGTATGAAGCAGGAAGGCCGGCAGTCCGCTCATCGCGAAATTCCTCCCCCACCATTCGAATAGACCGAAGGTGAAGTGACCAGTGACTGTTTTGATCAGTTCCTCGCAGAGCGGCGCGCCGATGGTGACGTACAACGGATGTGGCTCCGCCGACACGGCGGCATGGGTGAGACGACTCACCCCCGCGATGGCGCTACCCAACATTGTGGGCTGGCGCCACCATTGTGGGACAGGGGTTGCGGTCTCTAGCACATAGGCCGCTTCGTTGGCGCGCGGTGGAGCATACTCTTCCATACCGTCACGTACGGCCATGCGCGTGAGTAAAGGGCAGGAGACGCGGATTGGCAAGAACTGAACGGCAGCGATCATTGCTTCAGTTTCTTCGATCTCTTCAAGCGTGGTGCCATACCGTTGGCAAAACCAGGTCATCGTTTCCGGGGACGTGTACCGACCGGTGTGGTATATGACCGGTGGGTCCAATCGGTGGGCAAGGTGGTCGGGGACACGGCCTGCGCCGGAAGTGACGCGCATGACCAACTCAAAGAGTGCACGGAGGACGGGGACTACCTCGTAATTCTGCTGCATCGGGGAGAACGTGCCGCGAAGGAAGGCGGCCTCGCAACCGTGGCGTAGAGTGGTGATTGTCCAGCCGCTCTTGGTGACGATACGCCCCGGCTTGTTAACGAAGACGTAGGCGTGTTCACCGTTGCCGTCAACAAACGGTATCCACAACGACGAGCAGAATGACGCACTAGTGTGCGTGTTTTCGTCCTCTGCTGTCATCACGAACCCGCGGCGGGCGCAACAGGCAATCATATGCTCAACGGGAAGATCG